AACCCACCATTCTTGTGTGATATTGACACAACGTTTTACCCAAGGTAGAGCTGAACGTGGCGTAGCAATAAACTCTTCTAAGTCTGGATGTGACGCGTCTAAATGTAAAACTACTGCACCGTTTTTGAATCGTCCGCCTCTTCTGAGAGTTTCGTTAAGAGCCGAGTAGATTCGTCCAAATGATACAGGACCACTCGCAACGACGCCTGACTCTCTCTCGGTATCTTTAGCATCAAGTCTTGATAGATGGATAGCAACTCCTGCTCCATTGCGGAGAGCGTGGGAACAAAAACGCCAAGATGCTTCAATTCCATTAGGTCCTTCGAGTTCATTGTCAACAACAAATACTGTGCACGACACAGGTAAACGGCCATTAGGATCATCGATCCATGATTGGACACGTCCAGTTCTAGAAATTAATTCAGCCATTGATCAGATCGGTTAGTGTAGGTGGTGCATAGTTAGGACCTTTCAATACCTTCCCATCTTCACGACGGATAGGTTTTCCATACTCGTCTAGCTTTGACAAGTTAGATTTATGGACACGCTGCATTGCTTCGTCCAGGTCCCATTCCTTAGCAGCAGCGTATTGATAGCAGACATAAACAAGGTCAGCTAATTCTTTTAGTTGCTCTTCAAAACCTTCATCTTGAAAAGCTGTACAAAATTCTTGATACTCCTCATCGATCAAACTCTTTTGCATAGTCATCGGAGTCATCTCCAAAGAGTATGCTGACCGGAATTGGGTCGCCATCATCATTAGAGTTTGATTCTGTGTGTTGTAATTCATTCTGTAAATAGTGGATTGCTTTTTTAAGATCTTTAGTTTTGCTGTCTTTATATCCAGCTCTGCAGATATATTTAACAGCACACCCTAAATGATAGTTTAGTCCTTGGTCTCGTATAAAGTCCCAAGGCTCCATGGAACCTCGGGTGTAGTAGGTGGGAGATTCGGCCATTGCTTAACTAGCTGTGAAACGTTGTTTGTGAGAATGAAGCATTGCTGCTGCAGAGTTAGAAATAAAGTTTGCATATCCTCCTTCGAGATCTTCTTCAGTCCGTCCTGAATCTGTCGCATCTTNAGATCCTGCTCCATCGTNAGTTCTAAGATGGGCATTGGAGGGATCGAATAAGATTGGTTTTGTTCCGTCATAGTCATCTGATGTAAGTATCTTTGCTAGTCGTGCATTACGTAGAGCATCACCTTCAGTCAGTCCTTTTGACTTGAACGCTTGCACTACAGAATTCCAAGTGTATCCATTTTCGGCAAAAAATTTTGAGCTAGTTTTTACACCGAACCCAGGAGCACCTGAGTAACCATCAGTGCTATCACCAGCCAATGTCTGAATAAGAAACCATTCCCAGCCGCTTTGTTTGTCGATTGTGAACATTTCGTCTAGATTATATAGTGATCCTGGTATTTGTTTCATGTCCTTATCAGGGGATACAATTACACAGTCATCATTCGATGTTGCATATACTCCCATTGAATCATCAGCCTCTAGCGAAGGCATGATTATCACGCGATAGCTCTCATGTAGTTTGTGGATTACTCGTTTATATCCGCATGGTTTCTTTCGGTTTCGGTGCCCTTTGTATGATGGGTCAACACTCTTACGAAAGTTAATAGAATCAGAGAAGAACAGAATGACATCAGGATCAAAGAACTCTTGTTTAATACGATCGATGTCTCTAAGAACTCCTGCATAAGCTTCACTAAATTTACTACCAACCATAATTACATCATTGCCCCAATCAATATCATATTCTGCTGCTGCACAACATTTATAAACGATGTAGTCAGCGTCTATTAATAATGAAGTCATCCTTGACCTCTACTCATTTTACGATCACCTTTTGGTTTAGATCGTTTACCTTGTCCCTGTGCTGATTTCTTGCCAGGTTTTTGAATCTTTTGTTGTTTCTTTGCGTATAGCATTAATGTGTTAGTGGATAGGTTAGTCCCAGAAAGTCTCGAAACCTTCAGGGGTTAATGATGGATGCCAGGAGATTGATAAAGTTTCTGGGTGTACTGAAATACAATAAACACCGGCTGAAGTCATACTTTTTGCTGTATGAGAGTAATAAAATAAGCCTTTTGCTTTGTGTCGTTGAGTCATTGATTTGACATCGCAGTCAATTGATTGACCGTTGATTTTAATGATTAAGTCAATACTGCCAGTACAACTAGAATTAGGAAATACTTCAGCACCACGTTTCAAAGCTTCTGTGATAACAATATGTTCCATAATGTCACCTACTCTACTTCTATTAATGGACTTCTGACCAGTTGTTTCCTTGCTTTGATTCTGCTTCAATTTTGATTCTGAGGTTGTAGTACTCTCCAGCCGCGATTGCGCTATATACCAAGGATGTTGATAAATCGGAAGCGTGGTCTGGTCTGCACTCGAACTGCAATTCGTCATGTATGAATGCCAATTGACTGGCGCATAAATTTGTTTCTTTTACTGTTTGATCATTAATTACCATCCATCTTTTTGCGACTACACCAGCTCCTGATTGAAGCAAATAGTTCAACGCTTTATGAGATGAATCAACTGCAATTTTTCTACCGTCGATAGACTTGATGAACCCTTTTTCTGAAGCTTTCTTGATAGCGTCAAGTAAGTCTCCAAGTCCTTCAATTGCTTCGACGTATGCAGCACGAATCTCCTTACCTTTTCGCTTAGCACTTGTAGAGGAGAGTTGTTTGTCATAAGAATGTCCAATTTTTTCATCACCTGCCCCATACAGCATTGCGTAGGTGACCGTCTTGACTAATTTTCTGGAGATTCCAATCTTATCTGCGTTGACTTGATGGATGTCTCCATTGAGGAGGATGTCGGCGTATTTACCTCCATCCCACCTAGCGAGATAATGGCTAAGCATACGAAGCTCAATCCCAGACAAGTCAGCGCCCACCATGCATAAGCCTGGACTTGGGATAAAGAGTCTTCTAAATCTTTCGTCGCTTGGGACTTGCGCGAGGTTGGGTGATCGGTGTGCACAACGGTGTGTACTTGTTGCAACGCTGCAGTGATGATGTATCCGGTCATTCGTACATCGCTTCAGCCATGCGTTCACGCCTTCCGAGAGGAGCCCAAGCATTTTCGTTACCGTCAAACATCTCGCGAACTTCATAGAAATCGGAGACGCTATATCTGTCAGAACAACTTCGTCGATGATAGGTTTCCCAGTAGCTGTCAAACTCGTCGGAATCCAGCCATAAAATGTCTGCAATATCCATGCAATGTGATCTCGTGAAGTACAGTTTGTGTCTTTTAATCTAGTGAAAGGAGATCCTTTGATGTATCCCTGAGTTCTGTTATCTCTTTTTGGAGTGAAATCTGCTCCTTTGACGAAAGGGTGTCGCCTGCGAAGTACCTCTTCAATATCGCAAAGTTCTTGCTTGAGAGCCGATGTAAGCGACCATGCAGCCCGCTCATCGAAATGCCATCCATGAATCTCCTGTTGTGTAAGTATTGTTTGTACCTGATGTTCTAATTTCACCCATTCAGGTATTTTTGGAAGTGACAAAATAGTTTGGTGGTAACGTGTACATCTTGGATGCAATAGTCTTCCATTGATTGAGACCATTCTTTCCAATCAGTGTCTTTGCTGAATGAACCTTTAAATTCACCTAATCGATAACCGTAGGATTCAAGAGAATGTCTGCCGTATAACTGCAACGGCATGTTTTTCCAGTTATGTCGCTTGTCTAACTCCATCATGTTCGAGTGGTATAGACGTGATAAAAGTAAAGTATCAACGACAACCCCAGGAGATATAAACCAAGGGTAGATTTTGTGAATAACAGGGATATCGTACCCAATAACATTATGACCCAAGATACAGTCAGCATCTGCCAATCGTTGTATCCCTCGTACAATAGGTTCTTCATTACCCTGGTCGTTATACGAGATAGTTTTCTTCGTATCGAAGTCATAGATAGCTAGACAATGAATGGTAGTAACATCAGCTAATAGTCCGTTTGTTTCTAAGTCAAAGATGAGACTCACTTCTTGTTCCATACATAAGTCTTGTCTACAAATTTTGCACGCTTAATAGCTTCTTCAGTTGGTGGTGTAGGTTTACGTACCAGACGATTACCTGTAAAACCAATAGTTTCAGAAGTCAGTGGCAGGGTTGAATTCAGATTCAATTTCAGATTCCTCAAATTTACAGTTTTCTAAGTTATACTTAAGTGCACAAGCTATTCCAGTCTCGCCTGAATAGCGATTTTTAAGGACTCTAACTGTCGTAACACCTCCAGCTTGGTCTGATTGTTGGTTGCGTTCAAGTCCAATGACCGAATCGCTGAGCTGAGCAATAGCAGCAGATCCTCGTAATTGTCCAAGCGTAACTCGTCCTCCTTCTTCATGATTTTTGTCAGTAGTTGTACGTTTTAAATGTGAAACAAGGAATAGAGCAATACCGGTTCGTTCAACTAAGGAACGTAAGCGTGTCATGGTGATATCAATCATCCGACGTTCATCACCGTCTAGTCCTGACAACAGGATAGAGAGATGATCAAGGAAGATAATCTTACAATCAAGACCGCTAGCCATATACTCAATACGATTATAGATAATGTCTGGATCATAAGAACCAAACCCATCAAATAAGAATAAGTTCCAGTTAGCAATTGTTTTATCAAATGCTTCTGTTAGTTCTTTATGTGTAGGTTCTCCAAGGTGTAAGGATTTACCTACTGAACTAGACATGATGCCTAGAGCTGTTTGTCTGTTGGATTCTTCAAGAGCCAAATAACCGACTCGTTCTCCCCTTTGTAATAGAGAACTTGCAATACACCTGCAGAAGCTGGACTTGCCGATACCGCTGCCTGAAGTAATTGTGCACAGTGTTCCACGTCGTATGCCATGGAGTTTATTGTTAAGTCCTGCAAAGGGATAGTCATAATCAGATGGAGGTGTTGGTGTAGTTACTAGCTCTAATAGACTTTTAGCTTCAATAATGCCGTCAGGTCGATACGCTTTCTTTTCATAGAAAGCTTTATCAATAGCAGCCCTATCGTTAGCTTGCCATGCGTCTGAGAGGTCCTTATAAGACTCTATACGCGCTATGAATACCTTTCCAGGAGGTAACACACTTGCAGCAGCTTTTGCCGCATCCTGACCAGGTTCATCATTATCAAACCATAGAATGATCGAATCGTATCCCTGAAGAAATTCATAGTTCTTTTGTACGGCTTTCTTCGCACCTGCTGCTCCTGTTGGTAGCGAGACAACATCCCATGTTGGTAGTAGTTCCGCATACGTTGCAGCATCAAGCTCTCCCTCAGTAATGACGATTTGCTTACCATGACCTTTCCATAGGTGTTGACCAAAGAAAGATCCGTCCGTCTCACCTTCGTAGGAGAAGATCTTATTAGCTGTGCGAATCTTCGCGCCGATAGGTTGGCCATTTGAGTTGTGATAGTAGAAACGTAGTTGATCTCCATCCCTGTAGATTTTGAATCTTTCACAAGTTTTTTCGGAGATATTTCTTTTTTGCAGCCGTCCGGCTGATCCTTTATAACTCACGTAAGTGGTTGTCGATTGTGAATAATTTTTCCCGTCTGGTGGTGTCCATGCATGACACACAAAACAATAAGTGTGACCATCTGTATAGACAGCTTGTCCATCAGATGAGCCACAGTTGTTACATGGATCATGCCGAAGAAACTCAGACGAACCAGTCGATTGGTATGTTTGCAAAACTAGCCCAAGGTATATTTAGTTTTTCGCACCATTGTGCATATGTAGTTTTTGATTTCTTGCTAATCTTATTATATGGAGCTTGAAATACCATCCTTAAATCAATTTCTGGATGTTGCTGTTTGACGGCTTTAATCTTGCGACGATCCTCCGCTTCCCAGTACCCTTTGCACTCAAGATAAACACCATTAGGCAAAAGAAAGTCAGGAGTATAGTTATGTTGAATCTCATAAGGAACCTTTGTCGATTCATATTCGTACTTCACTCCTAACTCAACCATAAGATCAGCAACTCGTTCTTCAAGTCCTGATCGAAAAGCCATTACCAAATACCAGGGATTAGCTGACCTGTGATGGCATAAGATCCAATTGCAGCGATAACACCTAGCATTGCAAGGCGTCCATTAAGCATCTCTGCACGCTCATTGTGTGATTCGTTCATTTCCATAATCTCCATTAAAGGTTCTGTAGCAAATAAGTTTTGACGATCTCCATCTTCAGTAGTAACTGTCATCAGAAGTCAACCACTTCAGCATCAGTAGAAGGGACTACATTAGGTTCGGCGGCTTTATATCCTTTCGTGTTTCCGAAAAGTTCCGCGACATCTTCGCTGCTGAGGTTCCCTGAGTCGGTTCCTGCAGCAGAGCTGAGAGACACAACTTGCACACCAACGAGTTTAAGCGAAGTACCATAAGTAACACCATCCTTGAGAATGTATGGCTTCTGATAGAACGCGACCTTGACCTTTGAGCCAGAGTATAGAGGTGTTGATTCGTCTGTAATTGGAGTTCCTTCAGTGTCAACAATAGGTGGCTTGGTCTCATCGTTGTATGAGAACTTGACCTTGTATTGTCCATCAGATACCTCCTCCCATGGTTCAGGCTTGAGAGTAGAACGCTTAGGGTTCTTTAGTTTTGATTCAGCCCACTTAATATTCTCCGCACGATCTACTTCAAGAGCTTCAATCATGGACTCATCGATAACAGTGGACAATGAATAGCCAAATTTACTTGGCTTCAGTACAGCTTGGAACCCTTCAAGGACAACAGGCTGTTCAGTTTTGTGGATAGTACGTGGCATTAGTTAGTTTCTAGTGTTGATTTCTCTCCAGACACACGAATGTGTGCTTGCATAGAAGAGCGTTTATATCTATTGGCGAATACATCTGGCAACCAGTATGTTTCTATCCAATATATTGTGGGGCACAACCTAATGTGTTCTTCTACTGTGTGATTATGAAATCCAATCTGAATGTAACCATCGTGGGTTACACAATTGAACTCACTCCTGTAGATATACAGTTTCACTAACAGAAAAAATAAGTTGATTCAATCACTGACTCAGGGCAGAGATCGCCAATGATTGGAGGTTTGGTTTCAGCACCTATCTGGCTCTGCCCAAGTTTCAAGGTATGAATTCTCAGCAAATAGATGCATATATGTTTCGCGAACAATGGATGAAAGAGTACCCATATCTGTTGCACGACACAGGACAGAATCATGTATTAGTGCTAGTGGAGCATCGAACCTTAGTGCAGATAGGTGTAGAAGACTTGCATCTAAGGAGTGGATTAAGTTCGGTGCTGTTGCATTCTTGTGATGTAAGAGATCTACCTTGTCGCTGTCTTCAGTAGCAATACGAATCTCTACACGGCCAAGTAGCTGAAGCTTGACATTCTCAACCAATTTTTTGTTGAGCTTCTGAGTGACAATGAATCCTGATGGTGTTACCCATTCAAGTTCACTGACACCTCGCTTAATAGCTTTAGCTACTTCAGACTCGATCCATTTCATAGCAGCCATAGGACCAGGGACTACTACAGCCATTGCTGCTCTAACAGCATTAACAGTTTCAGTTAAGTCCTCCTTACTAATCTCTACATTTTTGGATTTTAAAGCTTCACGAATGTAGCCTCTATTAGAATGTGGTTTAGCGTTATAAGGTACCGTCATAACTACACGTTTGACAGTCTTTCTATCCATGTAAGGTTGAATACTTACAGGACAGTTTGGTTTAGCTTGCTCGGCAACGATTTGATAGGCGTCTTGTGGCCGATCTGACGGCAAGACGTTGACCAATCTTGCAGTGGACGCATCTCTACAGAGTCCGGCGAGGATTTGTAACCCGGAACAAGTTGCATCGGTTGCAACTGGCAAAGAAGTATAATCTCGATCACATTTAATTACGCAATGGTAATACTCATCACATGCTGCTAAGAACTGCCAGGGTTCTTCTGCTGCTTCCCACATAGATATGGTGCTTATTGGGTCTTGAGCGACCGCAGAAATCACCGCATCGTTCTCTTGCACCCATTGCATACGTTCATGCATAGGTGCTTTATCAAGACCATAAGTAGTAGCAACTTGAAACGCTAGCCAGTCTTCAGCATCAGGTGTCATGTATGACTCCTCACTAAATTTAAGTAATGACTTACCAAAATCAGTATCCTGAGGAGTTAAGAAAGCAGGGATGGGATAAGCACGTCCTCTGTAATCAAAGGACCAAGGAATGAAGAACTCCTTCTTATCTTTGAATAGCTTTGCTGCTTCCATTGTCATGCGTGTTCTACATGACCTTTTAAATGAAGCTGCATTTGTATTTAATACTTCAGCAGCTCTTCGTCTGTAGTCTTTACGAGAATCTTTGTTCTCTGCAATATCTACAGGCTTAGGTGGTAGAGGGATTTCTACAATAGGGACAAACTTACCAATAGGCATTCCAGCTTGCATCAACGTCTCAGCGACGTCTATTGTGAAAGAATTAATTCGATAGCCTACCTTCTGAATTTTATTCAAGAAGGCATAGGGTGTTTCTCCCTGTATACGTCCGACACCGCGTCGAACCATGTCGTGACCTCGAATTACCTCATTTAATAGGTAACCTCCTTGACGCGATTCAGACCAATCATTCGGTTCAATAAGCATGGGATAAGCGATGGGACTGAATAATTCAGCCGTTGCCATTACCTCATCCTTGATCTCAAGAAACTCAGGTGTTGGTATAACAAAAGAATTTGTTTTTTTACCTTCACGCTTGAGTTCTTTCATGAACCAACCGCTTGACTCCATGATGCAATCTAGTAACCAACCGCCAAGCTTTACACGATCAGTACGATGCCAAGATGACCATTGAGGTACATCATATCTTTGAATCAGCGTGCGAATAATGACAAACTTCTGATGTGTGCCAGTAGTATTATGCCAATAGTTCTTCTTGATAGTATGTAGCAGTCCAGGGCAATTCTTCTCATAGAACTGCATCTGAGCTTCTTGTTCTACTGCTGTACCAATAGCATCACATACGGTTAGAAGTAGATTAGCTTTATCTCTATAGCTAAATACCTTATCGAAGGTAATCTTCAGTGCAATTGCAGCACATGCACCAGCTTCTATTGGCTCAAGGTATTGATGTATTTCCTTGAATGACTTTCCAATGCATCCTTCACGGATACGCTTTGTGGTGTCTTCAATCCGCTTGGTAACCAGAGGCAGAAGAGTAGAAATACTGCTGCACCCATATACGCTAGCGGATGCATATGACTTTGCTTCGAGATCTCTCGTGTTTTTGCGTAGACGCTCAAGCCCGAGTCGGATTGCATCTCTTTCAAATTGAATTTGCTCATCTATTTGTGCTGGCGTTGCCAATGAAATTCCTCGCTAGAACCAGTGAATAGAATCATACCCTAGTGGATATGTGTGTGCAACTGACGCCTCAGGCTTTTTTACCTGAGGTATACGTCAGTGATTAAGATTCGCCTTGGAACCTGAAACTAGCGCGTCTACCAATTCCGCCACATCCGCAGAGGGATTCCAGCGATGAGACTCACCGTAGAATCGCCGCTATTGCAGCTAGAAAATGGTATCACGCTACCCATTAGTCGCGCTCAGATAGCAGCCATCGCTTCCGAGAGTGCTGAATCTGTAGCTTTTGCATACCGTAATGTTGTTTCGATACGCTTGTGTCCGCACAAAGCCATGATGGATCTGATTGGGACNCCAGCATCAGCGAGCCATGTTGCGTAACTGTGTCGAAGCGTGTGGAATACATAACCATCCTCTTTTCCTAAGAGTTTGTTGACCTTTCTAAAGGCTCTTAACAGTTGATCTTTGTCCCGCCATTCATCGCCAAAAATGCGAACTGTGGCGGACGATTGTGAACAACGAGAGTAAACCATGTCCTTGATCTTGTCATGAATTGGTATGGCTCTCCAATTCTTAGGCTTGGTTATTTGAGTAGGGACGCCTCCAACGTGTATCAAGTTACTTACAACATCAATGTCCTGATTCCTTATCCGTAAGATTTCACCCTGTCGCATACCTGTATAGGCAGCGAATTGAATGATGTCAGATAAGTCATCACGCGTAAATACATCAGTGGACAAATGAGATAGTTGATTAACCTCACTTTTGGTGTACCAGAATACACGTCCCTCTGATTCCTTACGCCTACGAAACTTAGGAGCTGATTCAATCAACTCATCCATGAGTAGGTGGTTAAGGACAGTCGAGAGTGCACTGACGATTCGATTGATAGTAGCGTCGGATTTTCCTTCGTCTTCCCACTCAATACACCATTGATTGACAACGGCTGGCTTGATGCGTTGGACAGGGAAGGATCCTCCCGCGACCCNACTAATGTGCTCGCAATTAATTCGAGCTGTCTTNGATCCATTGCCATGTCTCCATGTGTGGCGAGTTTGGAATGTGTAGTTCATGGCTTGTTGCCATGTTTTGATCTCATCCATAGATAGTGGATTTGATAAGGTGGACAAGTGACTCACCCTTGGAAGTTAGTTTCAACAGGTGTCTGCGTCCGTTACCAGGATCGGTGTACTTCTCAACTAAGCCAAGACCAGCCGATAACTTACCGGGCCGTTGTTTGCCATTAGTTAAAAAATCAATCATCCGTGAACAGGATGCAGTCGTGAGATTCTGATCTTCTTCTATAGCCTGTTTATGACAGGGATTGTGTGAGGCTACATACAGAAGAACAGTTACCGCTTGCGCAGGTATCTCACGATGCTGAAGACGTAACATCTCCCAAGCGTTGAGTAGATCATTCAGCTTGCTGTCTGTTTCTTCTCTTTTGAGGGGATCCATGGTTCAAGCTGAACTCCATGATAAGCATACCACAGTGGACATGTAAAGTGCGACGTGAAATCCACACGTCATATCTAGAGATGTCATTGAAGCCAAAATAAAACAAAAGAAGTTAAGATAGACACAAGTGAAACATCGCAGCGATTAACAAACGTCGTCGTTCGGTGTGATACCAAATGTAGATGCCTCTCTATGTAAATACATTTTGACTGCATCACTAATCAATTGAATCATGGTTTTGTCACGCTGTGCAGCTAGTACCTTAAGATCGCAATGCATACTGTCAGTAATGATACAAGTCACGCGCTTCACTCAAAATCTTGTTCAATTGGGCTCATGATAACGATTATCAACTGATTAGTGGTGATGTAAATACATCCCAATTATCATACACTAGAGTATCATTAGAGAATCCATACGCTAAAAAGGTAGTAAACTCCTCATGCGTGAGTTGTTCAAGCTTGGTCTGGTCGTTGGTGATCTGTTCAATCTGTTGTTTGGTCATTGTTTTTGGTGGTAACTAAGTGAATTGAATCTTCATTGCATATCGTCAAGATGTGTTTACCATCCATCAAATATTTGACCATGCGATCTTTGGCAGCATGTGGCCGTTGATAACTGTGCTCAGTGATGGCACCTGTTTCTTTATGTTCTGCCCGAATAATGCACTGAACACTGGATGGAATCTCCCATCCATTAAGCTTAAATAGTTCAAACTCTTCCCATGTACAACCATCAAAATATTCACTAGGTGCGTCTTTGATAGCCTTCCAATTATTAGGGAACTCCTTCCTACCACTCATCCGTTCTTCTCACATCCGTTAGTGTACAATTGCGTTGATCGGATAACTCAAGAGCTTGCCAAGCAGCACGCTCAGTATTAGGAGCCAGAACATATTCAATGAATACATTCTCAACGTCATCTTTCAATATTACTTTGTATTGATCATACTTAGTGCGTCCAAGTAAAGGCATTGAATGACTGTCTCCGGAGTCGATTGTGAACAATTGTGGTTAATCAGATACACACATGCACCTGTAAAACTAATAATTATGGGAAGCAAGCCAATGATAAGATGATGTGATTCAATCTTCATTTGCGTGAATAGTATCGTGAAGTGATACGATTGCTGCGCTGATAGATAACAGCAGTAGAAAAGATACCAATCATCCCTACAATTGCAAGGATGATGGTGGATTCAGATGGAACAAACATTAATTAGAAAGGATAAGAAAGTACTTAGTCTGATCAGATGGTGTATTCTCATAACAAGATATATCACCATATTGTTTGTGATCTTTATATCCGACCATGCGTCCTTTCGTATTCTGCAAAGCAGGCATGAAAGCAA